AAATGACCTATTAACCACGTATAAGTATGGTTGGAAAACTTCCTATTATCAAAATACTTATGATGGTAAGAAAGATGAAGATGAACCAGTACATCCAATAGGATTTAAGGATAACGTTCCTGAATCAACACCACCCATAGATGATGATGATTGTGAGTCTTGTAAAATATGATATACGAATGTTTTATGTTTCTTAATGAATTTGACATGCTTGAATTAAAATTACAAGAGCATTATCCTTTTGTAGATAAGTTTATAATTACGGAAAGTAATAAAAATTTTAATCAAGAAGATAAAGAATATATTTTAGAGACTCAATGGAATAGATATAAAAAATATCACGATAAAATAATTTATCAAAAATTTGATGCAACAGGATATGAACCAGGTTGGCACACACAAAATGCTCAAAGAGATTATTTAAATATTGATATAAAATTTACAAATGATGATATTATAATTAGTGATGATATAGATGAAATATTATTACCTGATGATTGGAATTGGATTATTAATGAAGATCTAAAACAGTATAAAGAAGAAATTTCATTTGCTGGAACACCTTACGTAGGGTATGCTAATTTTAGATGTGATAATTATCCTCATGGACAAATAATTGTAATACCGGGACATTTATTTAAAAAACTGTCAGAACATAAAGGTAAATTTTTTTATGAAAATGGAAATATTGTTATGAGAGAAAGAAATAAAATTGTTAAAGAAGGAGCTTTACATTTAACTTGGTTTGGCGATAAAAAATCTTTTGAAGAAAAATTTAAAGGTCATATTGAAGCAAAAAAATGGTCTAAAGAAAATAAAACAAATTTAGAAGATTCTTGGACAAAAAGAAAACAAGGTATTATGTTTAATTTTAAGCCTAAGTATAAAGATAAAATTTTAAAAAAAATACCAGTAAAAGAAAATAAACAATTTACTAAAACAATGAAAGAATATATTTTAAAACAAAAGGAGTGGATATATAATGAGTAGATCAGTATTTAATAAATCAAAAGGTTTAGATTTTACTAAAGCAAGTATGTTTTTTGGAGACGATCTGGCCGTTCAAAGATATGATACATTTAAGTATCCTATTTTTGATAAGTTAACTCAACAACAATTAGGTTTCTTTTGGAGACCAGAAGAAGTATCGTTACAAAAAGATCGTAATGATTACCTTGAACTAAGACCAGAACAAAAAAATATATTTACATCTAATTTAAAATACCAAACAATGTTAGATAGTGTACAAGGACGTGGGCCTTGTTTGGCATTTTTACCGTTCTGTTCTTTACCAGAATTAGAGGGTTGTATTGTAACATGGGATTTTATGGAAACAATACACAGTAGGTCATATACTTACATTGTAAAAAATTTATATGCAAATCCTGGTGAAATTTTTGATACAATTATTGAAGATAAAAAGATTGAAGAACGTGCAGAGTCTGTAACTAAATGTTATGATGATTTAATTGAAATGGGTTACAAATATCAATTAACACCAGATAAAGTTGATATGTATGAATTAAAGAAAAGATTATGGAAAGCATTAATTACTGTAAATATATTAGAAGGATTAAGATTCTATGTATCGTTTGCATGTAGTTTTGCTTTTGGTGAATTAAAACTATTAGAAGGCTCAGCAAAAATAATTTCATTAATAGCAAGAGATGAAAGTCAACATCTAGCCGTATCACAAAGAATTATTAACAACTATAAAGAAGTTGAAAATGATAAAATAATGTTAAAGGTTATAAAAGATACAGAATCTGAAGTTTATAAAATGTATGATGATGCCGTTAAATCAGAAAAACAATGGGCAACTTATTTGTTCTCACAAGGTTCAATGATAGGTTTATCAGAAAAATTATTACATCAGTTTGTAGAATATATGGCGAATAGACGTATGAAAGCCATAGGTTTAGATCCTATATATGATACTAAAATTAATCCTTTACCATGGGTAGATCATTGGTTGAATAGTAGATCAATGCAAAATGCTCCACAAGAAACTGAAATAGAAAGTTATGTTATTGGTGGAATTAAACAAGACGTTAAAAAAGATCAATTTAAAAAATTTAAATTATAAGAAAGGAAATATGGCTAAAAAAATATTAGTAATGGGATTACCTGGTTCAGGAAAAAGTTATCTAGCAGATAAATTAGTATCTAAAATTGATGCTGTCTGGTTAAATGCGGATAGAGTTAGAGAAGAAGCTAATGATTGGGACTTTTCAGTAGAAGGAAGACAAAGACAAGCTAAACGTATGAACGATTTAGCACAAAAAGCATTGAATGAAAATAAAAATGTTGTTGCAGATTTTGTTTGTCCAACAGAAAAAACTAGAAAAGATTTTGGTGCTGACTATACAGTATGGGTAGATACAATAAAAGAAGGTCGTTTTGAAGATACAAATAAAGTTTTTGAAAAACCTAATGAATATGATTTTAGAGTTCCTACTCAAAATGCTGAATTATGGTCTATAAGAATAGCTGACGAGATAGTTCCTTATGTATGGGACAATCGTAAACCAACAGCACAAATGTTAGGCAGATGGCAACCATGGCATGAAGGACACCAATCATTGTTTGAAGAAATAATTAAAAAAACAGGACAAGTAAATATACAAGTTAGAGATGTACAAGGTGTGGGTGATAATCCTTTTGATTTTGATACAGTAAAAAATAATATAGAACATGCTTTAATTCCTTATAAAAATAGAATTAAAATTACATTAGTGCCAAATATAACAAATATATGTTATGGAAGAGGAGTAGGATATAAAATAGAAGAAATAGTTTTACCAGAAAATATACAAAAAATATCTGCTACTGAAATAAGAAAAAAAATGAGAGAAGAAGGAAAATTGTAGTGATTAATAAAATAACTAAAACTTGTCCTCACTGTGAGACTAAATATGTAATAGCGTGGGATTATGAAAAGTACGAAATGAACCCAATTACATGTCCATTTTGTAGCCACGAAATAGATGAGGAAACAAGTGAATCAGATAACGACAGTTGGGATTGATTTTAGTTTAAATTCGCCTGCCATTTGTGTAAGTAATGGTAGTTTTAAATTTGAAGATTGTAAATTTTTTTACCTAACAAGTAAAAAAAAACATATAGGTAATATAATGAAGAATATATTAGGTGTAGAACATACCGAATATACAAATCCTATTGAAAGATTTACCAATTTATCTACTTGGGCATTAACAATCATAAAAAAATTAACAAACCCAAAAATTTTTATAGAAGGATATTCATTTGGTAGTAAAGGTCAAGCAGTTTTTCAAATTGCAGAAAATGGTGGTATATTAAAGTATAGATTAAAAGAATATGACTATAAGATATTAGTACCAAGTGTTATTAAAAAATTTGCCACAGGTAAAGGTAATGCAGATAAACAAAAGATGTACGAACAGTTTACAACCGACACAGGCACAAACATGATGAAAACATTTGATATACCTACATTAAATAATCCAGTAACAGATATAATAGATGCTTATTATATTGCTAAAGCTGGTTATGAAAGTATTAATAAATGAAAAAAGTAAAAGGTTGGTATTTACCAGAATGGGACACACATTTTGAAAATTTTTTACAATTAAAAAATAATAAATGGGAATATCAACAACTTCAAAGAGAGTATGCTTTATCTTTTATAAAAGAATTTAAAACAAATGCTATAGATGCAGGAAGTAATATAGGTTTTTGGTCAAAAGAAATGTGTGAAAAATTCAACCACATATATGCTTTTGAACCTCATCCTGATAACTTAGAATGTTATAAAGAAAATTTAAAAGAATATAAAAATTATACATTATTTAATGTTGCCGTTTCAAATGTAAATAATAAAGAAATGGATTTTTATGTATCAAATAAAGAATGTGGTAATGCTAGTTTAAACAATTTTGGAGTACAAACAGGAACCACAGGCAATCAAATTAAATTACAAGAATTAAAAACTATTAAGGTTAATGTTAAAAAAATAGATGATTATAATTTTGATAATATAGGTTTTATAAAAGTTGATTGTCAAATACACGAAAAAGAAATAATAGAAGGTTCTATAGAAACTATACAAAGATGTAAACCAGTACTTTGTTTAGAGTTACCTATTAGAAATAATGAAGAACAAAAATATAGATATAATTTAATAGAATATTTAAAAAAATATAATTATACATTAAAAGGCAATAAAGGTAAAGAAACAATATTTGTTTATGAACAATAAAATTTTAGTAATTACATCTTTTAATGAAAATTTATATAATCTATATGCTTATAGATTTACACAAAGTTATAATTGGCCTTTTGAATTAAAAATATTTACCGAAAAAACATTTATAATAAAAGAAAATTTTAAAATATTGCAATTAAATGATGATTGTAAAAATTTTATTGAAAGAAATAAACATAAAACATTTAAAAATTATATAACAGACGGTGTTAGATTTAGTTATAAAGTTTATTCAGTAACACAGGCTGGTATTAATAGTAATTATGATATGTTAATATGGGTAGATGCTGATAGTGTTTTTTATAAACCTTTAACATTAGATTTTATTAATACTAATTTATATAAAGAAAATAGAATGATGACGTATCTAGGAAGAGGAGAACATTATAGTGAATGTGGTTTTTTATTATGGAATTTAAAACATAAAGATACATTAGATTATTTTAAAGAAATGAAAAAAATGTATGATGAAGATTTGATATATAAGGAGAAAGAACAACATGATAGTTATATATGGGATTTGGTAAGAAAAAAATTTGAAAAAGAAAGAAATACTATTAATATAGATATAGGAGATAAAAAAATAGGGCATGTACAAGCAAGATCAATATTAGGATCTCTATATGATCACACTAAAGGTCCTACGAGAAAACAAATTGGAAAAAGTCCTGAGGCTAGAGTATGATAAACATTTTTATAGGTTATGATAGTAAAGAAAAAATAGCATATCATGTGTTATCTGAAAGTATATTAAGAAATAGTACAAAACCTGTTTCTATAACACCAATATATTTACCAAACATTAAAGATGATTTTTTAAGAGAAAGAAACAATCTATCATCTACAGAATTTTCTTTTAGTAGATTTATTATACCTCACCTTATGAACTATCAAGGTTGGGCATTATTCATGGATTGCGATATGTTAATGAAATCTGATGTTGAAGAACTTTGGAGATTAAGAGATGACAAATATGCCGTTCAAGTTTGTAAACATGATTACGTGCCAAGAACTGAAACAAAATTTTTAGGTCATATACAAACCGCCTATCCTAAAAAAAATTGGTCAAGTTTTATGTTAATGAATTGTAAAAAATGTACAAGATTAACACCAGATTATGTTAATAAGGCTAGTGGATTAGAATTGCATCAATTTAAATGGTTAGAAAGTGAACAATTAATAGGTTCATTACCTTTAGAATGGAATTGGTTAGCAGGAGAATATCCTTA